AAGGCAGTGCAGACGCTCATTGATGATCTGGCTATACAAGGTCGCCACACTGGCACTACGATTTTGTGCCTTACTCACTACATTACGAACTACAAAAAGACACGCCTACTGCTGAACGAAGCAACGCATTTTGTGGTCTATCCCCAAGCGACTTCGTACCATGCGCTCAAGTATCTCCTTTCTACGCACATTGGCATGAACGCTGACGAAATCAAAGATTTGCGCAAACTGGGGCGTTGGATTTGTGTAAGCAAAAACTTCCCTCAATACCTCATCTCCCAGCACACCGCCAAGATCTTACATCAAGATTAAAATATGGATAAAGATAAAGATGTCTATTTCTCAACTCAAAGATCCGCAAACACGCAAGTCTCTAGGTGTAGGAACTTACAATGTGGCTGGTGTTGCGTCGTATCCAAGCCTTACTTGGACACCTTCTGTCGGTGGAGGCGAATATTACGCAGAGTTTTCAGTTCCATCGGCGACTGCGACGAGTGTTGTCACCGCCACAATCCAGAATGGAAGCGAAAGCGATGTTCTCAATAATTGGCTGACAAAGGCAGTTCCTAGCACTGGAAAGATTACTTTCTTTATTTGTAATAGCGGTGGTGCTTATTCTCCTCCTACAACTCCTCAATCTTTTGCAATATCATGGCAGATCACAACTGCTGGAAACTAATTTCAGTCTCCAATGTAATGGACAGCAATAATTTCTTAAGTAGTTCAATCGGTGGCGTAAGTGTTGCCCTATGTCTCGCACTAGCTTATGCGGTATATAAGGCAATAAACCATACACGATGTCGGTCTATGTGCTGTAAAAAGGAGATGGCAATCTCTCTAGACATAGAACCTACGACCCCAAAATCTCTAAAAACCCAACTTTCAAATCTCCCTTCTATACAGAATGACCCTACAACAAGTTGAGGGGTACGCTTTGGGAGACGACGATATTGCGAAGATGCTTCCAAATACGCATATTTTTACCTATCCGTATTTGAAGAATGTAAAAAACATTGACGAAGTATTTGATGACGATGGACGAGCCGTCATGCTTTACTTAACCGAGAATGACCATACTGGGCACTGGGTAGGTCTTCTGCGCAAACCAGACCATATTGAGTTTTTTGATCCCTACGGCGAGAAACCAGATAATGAGCTTCAGTGGGCAAGTGGTGGGTTGCGAAAAGAACTGGGCATCAATCAACCTATTCTCACCAAACTCTTACGGCAAAGTGAAGTCCCAGTCATCTACAACAAGACCCCTTACCAGAAGGAGAAGGATAGTATTGAAACATGCGGTCGCCACACTGCATCTCGTCTTTTGTTCAGTCACCTTTCCTTACCACAATACCACGATATGATTAAGAAAAGTAAATTAGATGCCGATGATTTCGTTGCTGGATTAACCTATCCGCTAATTCACAAATAAAAGAATGACAGCATAAGATATACAGAATGGCTTATTCGTCGTCCATTGACTACGACTTCAGCGAACAGCAAGGTAATCTGGATAATGAACCAGATCACATCTACTACAACGCCAACATCGTCAATCAAAACTCGCTGACTGCGACACCGCTAGGCAAAGCGCCAGTCGTTCAGTTCCAAGAAACTCGTAGTACGGCAATTGTCAGCGATGTGTCCAAGTATAACTTCAGCATTACTCGTTTCACCATGAATGGTTGCGGTCGTAATCTACCGCTCTTCATTCCGCAGATCCAAGTGAATGGTGGAGACCGAGATTTGACGGCGTATGGTATTGGTCTAGATTGGATTACGACTGGAACTACGACCTACAAGGGTATTTCTGTTGGAGCGCAGACTTTCTACGCTTTTGCGTATGTTAAGTTCGTCAGTGAGTTTATCAACGCTTACAACTCGCAAGGTCTAGATTTGCCGTTTCCTCCTACAACGACACGGCAACAGAACATTGCGTCGCCTTACTACTATGTTATGTCGTATCAATGGTGGCTAGACCTTGTCAATAATTCCATTCGTGAGAATGCGACGATTATGAGCGGAACGAGTGCTTACTATCCTCTTGGGTCTCTGCCTTATCAGTTTGGTACTGCATGGAACTTGGCTGGTGGCTCTAATGTTGCGACCTTCAGTGATCTACCGAGCCCTTTAACCACTTCTGGACAGACTTACCGAACCAACGATACTGGAAACTTCTACACGAGCAACGGCACGATATGGGTGCTCCAGACTGATTACCCAGTGCCTAGCTGGGCATCAACCTCAACATTCAATCCTCCTTCGTTTCTCTACAAGGGCACGACTTTTACTATTCTTGTGCCTTACACTTTTTGCCTTACGAACCCTACTGGAAAAAATACGCCTCCGCTCTACCCCAGCACATCTGGAGATAGGGGCAACATGTATTTCAACACGAACATGTATGGTCTCTTCGCCAATCTAAACTTCATTTTCAATGGAGGCTACACTTCTACTCTAGTGCCTATTATTACCAACTTCGGCAAGACTTACCAGCTTATCGTGGAAGACCTCAACGGCACGAACTACTACTTCCCTCCTACTCAAACGACTGCAAACCCCCAAGCCACTGCCCCAGTCTATCTCACACTCAACCAAGAATACAACAGCACCAGCCAACTCTGGTCGCCGATTGAAAGCATTGTTTTCACAAGCACCCTCTTACCGCTGTATAGCGAACAAGTCGGCGCACCAATCGTGTATGGCGAGGGCAATAACACGGCAAGTGCAAACACCTCCTCTTCAGCTTTCACCCCCATTATCACCGATGTTGCCCTAGCGCTCAACACCGCCAACGATTACCGAGATTTCATTGAGTATGCGCCGACTGCCGAGTACCGCCTCACCTCCTTCACTTCGTCCAAGCAAGAGGTTCGTGCCATAGATATTCAAGTTTTCTGGAAGTCTCGGCTCACCTCTACCCTTGTCCCAGTGACACTCTACAACGGCTCGTCTGTCAGCCTAAAAGTTTTGTTTCGCAAAAAGGGAGTTGGCAAAAAGGGGTGAGAATTGCCTCCATGAAAATTGCCTCAAAAATAAAAGAGGTATAAGATATACAAATGTCCGCCGATATTGAGAAGGTCTCAATCTTTGATGATCGTATTGTCCAGCAGAAGCCTCGCTACGCTGTTGAGAAGGGTGCGCTGTCGCTGACTAACAGCCCCTTCCGTGCGTTGGCTGCAACTTCGTCCCAGCAGACCTATCAAATACAAGTGCCGTCGCTCAATGTGTTCGTTGATCGTGCGATTGAATGGACTTCCCAGTGCTTTCTGCAATTCACGGCTACGCCAAATACTACGGCTTCTACTGGTGTCGCAGTGTGCCTCTTCGGTCGTGATGTAGCCCTCTCGGCGTTCCCTCTCCATTCGCTCGTCAATACCATGACGGCGACCATCAACGACACGAGCACGACGATCAACCTCAACGATGTGCTCTGGGAGGTACTGCGCCTAACGGACTACAAGAAGAACCGAGCCCAGCGCACATGCCCCACCTACCTAGACACTTACCAGTCTTACGCCAGTGCCTACGGCGCAATCAATAACCCCATTGGTGGCTATGAACTGGCTGTAGATAGTGGTTCAGTCCCCAACGGCGCATGGGGTGATGTCACCTTCACGACACCAGCTGGTGTTCCTCTAGCCGATGCCTACCCCAGTGGTTCTACATACACCAGCGGTGGGGTCACTGTCACCTTCAATGCTCAAGGCATTCCCCTCCAGACGACTGGTACGGCTTCTTACCCTCTGTTCGTTCGCTTCACCTCTACGGAGAAGCTCGTCATGTCGCCCTTCGTCTTCAGCGACTGCCACGAGTGGGATACTGGCATCTTCGGTGTCCAGAACATTCAGCTCATCATGAACACGACGAGCCCTTCGCTGACGGCTCTGTCTGGTCGTTGCCTCCGTACCAACGGCGTGGTGACAACAATTTCGGCGCTCGGCTACAACGCTAATGTTGTCTCTCCCTTCGGCACTCCCCAAGTCAATGTCCAGTTCCTAACGCCGTCTCTGGATCTCCCTCTGCCCCAGAAGAGCGTCGTGCCTTACATGGAGTTCCCTCGTTATGTCCTCTCTGGCACGGCGAGTGCCCCAGCGTTTGGAACATTCAGCGTCCAGTCCCAGACGATTACGCTTCCCCAGATCCCAGACCTCCTCATTCTCTACTGCAAACCCCAGTCTTACTCGGCGACGGACGGCGACTGGTACTACCCCTTCAACTCATACGGCTCACCCAACGCCCAGCCCATCTCAATCAATCTGGACAACTTTAGCGGTCTCTTGAGCTCCCAGACTGCCCAGCAACTTTACGCCATGTGTGTGCGCAATGGTCTTGACCTCCCTTGGTCGCAGTGGTCTGGTAAGGCGAAGTGTGGTATTTCGCTCTCTACTGCTGGTAATGGCGACCTATCCGCTGTTGCGACGACTGGCGGTTTCCTCGTGCTCAAGCCGTCCCAAGATGTCACCCTCCAGAGCGGACAAGCGCCGTCGCTGGTCGGCAACTTCACCTTCCAGTTCAATGCAACTTTCTACAACCCTACGGCAGAGACAAGCCTTCCCTACAATCTCTACACGATTACGGCGAACTCTGGTTTCTTTGAGACCATTCGTGGATCGTCTCGCATCATCAAGGGTGTGCTCACGGAGGCGGACATCATCTCTGCGCCGATGGCTGGGTCTCGCTCTGGGCTCACTCGCTGGGTTGGAGGCAAACACGCTCTGGATCGCATGGGCAATGTAATCACTCGTGTTCGTGATATGGCGATGGCTCACCTACCGCAGATCAAGGCGGTCGCCGAGAAGATTAAGCCTCTGCTCCCCCAGTCTGCCCAAGATGTCCTCACATCGGTCGGTCTTGGACATCATCGTCGTGGTGCTCACCACCGCCTCCATCATGGCGGAGCATCTGCGAACGCCTAAATAAAGTCGTCGCCCTAGAATAATGAACAATCTTCCTCCTCCTTCTTTCCAGCCAATCAAGCGGTGCGAGACTTACGCCCAAAATATTATCACCAGTATTAATGGGGACAGCATCTTACCCCACATAGCAACCATCAAATCTGTCGCTACTCATACGAGCAACCCAGATAAGCCGATCACCTTGTGCGTCGCTCATAGTAATCAGTTCGTCTGTCAGCATTGCGATAAGTTCTTTGAGCGGAAATAATTGTGATCGCAAGTCCCCACTAAAACTCATATAAGCATGGAAACCCATGCTCTTATGAATTGTTTTGATTACCAGAGGATATGAATTGCGAGATTGTTGGGTGAATACTTGTCTGCCTTCCAGTTGCCCTTTATCTTCGTAGCTCGTGATAGATACTTCTTACGCTGAATGTCCGCCGTACCTTCTGGCGCACCGCCCAGCATCTCCACTCTTTGCCAGAGGAGATAATCATGATAATTTTTCAAGCCAAAGCGTCGTACCTTGCCGTCTGGCGTTGTGATCTGGAACTTGTGTTTGCCGTCATCGGCATACTCTAGATTATTGATGCCGTAGGCTCGTGCCCTAGCCCTAGCCATATTCAAGTACCAGTCCTTACCACCACCACCGAACTCATGTATGCGCACTGCAGTCGCTTGGGCTTTGGCTTGGTCGTAGGTCAGTGGCTTATGCGACAGAATGTGTCCGTTCTCACTGACTACTCTATACCCATCTTCAAATGGAACGATACTATAGGGCATCTCTATGTTCTATAGTGAGGTTTTTTCCGCCATTAAAAATGTTGTGAGTAAGTAAAATGAGCGAAGCCCCAGAGATCATCTCCCCAGTCGTCCCCTCACCCCTAGATGCCTATCGTGGAAGGGGGGTAAGCATTTGCGAGAAGACCCCTACACCAGTACCGAATGATAGTGCCTTTATTTCACTCCCAGAGACAGAAGTTTCCGTCAGCGATGTTTTCCTTCTTGCACTGGACAAGGTCTTTGAAGCGCCGAAGAAGGCAACGGACGCTTTCTACATCTACCTCCACATCATTGAGAAGGAGGTTGAACCGCTTGTAGAGAAGGTCAAGCAGTGGGCACTCAAGGAGCTCAACGATGAGGAGCGCATTGCGTGTGAGAAGCTCATGGAGGAGGGCAAACTCAACGAGCCTCCAGTCAATGTATAATGATAAACTATTTCTAGCGATGTATGTAGTGTAGGGTAAATCGCAGACTTTGTGGCTAGGCTGGATTTTTGTTCTCGTATAGGAGAAGTTTGCGATTGTCCCTACACACCCTACACTAATCCACAATTTCATTTTCCTCTTCGTTGTTCGTTTCCTTGCGCTTAATTCCACAATAGACATTGCCCTTTGCAGTTCTCTTGTTGAATACTTGATTGACTAGAAGCAACTCCTTGAACTTCTTGGGGCTTGGTACATCTTTGCGTTCAATCCGCATATCATTCACATAATCGTTCTTGAGATCATTTGCGCCGATGTAATCCTTCTCATTACGAGTAATCTCATAGTGCTTCTCCAACCATTCCTTGAGGGTATTGTTCGCATCAATGTAGTCGCCAGTCGCTTCGTTGATGCTATTGGGTCTAGGCAGAGACTTCCAGTCCTTGATTTGCGTATAAATCTCCGTCAGTATGAGCATGAACTCGTCTCGCCACTCTGCGCTCTTACACTTCTTGTTCTTCACATCTGGATCTCCAAGCCGATGGAAATCCCTCACCATCTTCTCCTTTGAAACGAACTGGAAGGGGAACTTGATGACGACGATACGGCGCTGAATACCGCCGTCTAGCGAGGACAAGTTGGGAATAGTGTTGGTCTGGAGAAACGGCTTGAACATGGGCACATAGCGTACAATGTTCTTGGAGTAGAGCGTTCGGCACTCTACCTTATCACCGCCAGAGAGCTTCTTGATAATTCCAGTCTTCATCGTGTCCTCGTTCTCTGGTTCGGTGAGCATGAGCACACGCTTACACCGAGCTTCCACAAGGGCTGGAATGGGCTGGTCTTTGCGCTCTGCACTCTTGGTGAATAGAGCCATATCTGCGGTATAGAAATAGTCGCCGAGCGTTGTTTCTAGCAAATCACTGGCTACACCCTTGCCGTTGCCTCCTACACCATTGAGAATATAGACTTCTTCCCAACGATTACCGCCAAAGATACACGATGCGAACACACGCAGTAGATAGGTCTTGGTTTCATCGTTCTCAAAGATATTGTAGAACAAGGTCATAATCTCTTTGCGCACGGCTTCGTTCTTGGTCTTGGGATAAGCATAGCCAGTTGTTGTACTAATGTAGTCGTGGGGCTGAATAGGACGGAACGCACCGAGTTCTCCATCATACAAACCATCAGTAAAGGCAAATAGGGACTTATTAGCGTCCATGAGCAAATCTAGATCTGCCTTCTCGTAATAGGCGTTCAAGAAGGAGATTACGCCATTACACATCTCGCTAGAGCCAAACGCCTTGTATGCGCCATTGATAAACTTGATCGCTTCATCGTGCTTCTTGGTGAGTTCCTTTTGTTTTACTGGGTCTCGTTCAATTGAACTCTCTCGCATATACCGAGCTAGTTCAGCCTTCTTGGTGTCCATCGCCAAAGTCATCATTGTGTCGGCAAGTTTGTGCTTGAGCCGAGACGGAATGCTCTTCTCGTAATGCTTCCATGTATTATTGCTTTCTAGAGAGTACCAGCCTTGAACCTCGTGCCAGACATAAGCATTTGGATTGATATTATAGAAATACTCGGCAATGTCCTTGTGATTGAGTAGAGTAATGAGTGTCCAGAAGTCGTTGCGCATTTCCATACGATTATAAAAGGCACTGGGGTTCTCCTTCTTGAGCAGAGCCCAGAGCGATGCGCCAGTCAGTTTGCGACCCTTGTAGTCCTTACCGAACGAGCGCCACTTCTCTGCACAATCTCGTTTTGAGCCGTTCTTGTACCGAGCATACTTCTCAACCGACAACTTCTCCCATGCGGAGCACGGCAGACCTACATTGTGAAAGACCATACCGATTGAAAGCCAAATGCCGTATTCCTCAAAGCATTTGTTCGGTAGATCCGCCACAACCCCAAGTAGCGAGTTCGCCTCTTGGACGACTGCCCCATCAGTCTGCGGTTGCGCCATCATGGGCACGACTGCCTCTTGTACGATTTCATTTACTGGCTCACTGCTCTGCACATACTTGCCTTTGAAAGTGCTTTCTAGATACTCAATGAGTTCATCTGGGACTGGGTTCAATGGGTCATCGCCGTCTGGCTCAACTTCCCACACATACTTGCGAACTTCACCATCTGGTTTCTTGAACTGGGTAGGATATACATAGAGTAGTCCGCCGTCATTACGAGCGTCTAGCTTGTTCGCCTTCCATTGCGTATTCTTGATGCGTGGGTGATACTTGAAGACGAAGTGAAACCCACCCTTTTGCGTCCTCGCAATCATATTACACTTGGGCATAAGCATATCAATAATAATCTTGTTGTGTTCCATTTCCAGATCATCTACATCAATAGCAGTTATACCAGTGCTTTCCCCAGTAAGAACCGCATAGCCAGTAGAGTTAGGACGGCACACTGGCGACTTCTGCCAAGACATTGAGTGGTGCTTGAACTGCTTTTTGCCGATAGTTCCATCGTCATCAATGAGATTAGCGTTCCAATACATATCACCGCTCACAAACGACTTCCAGCCGAGCCGAGCATAAATGGGCAAGTCTGGGGGACAAAGTTTCTTACCGACCTCGCCGACATTCTTCATTTTATTCTCTGGGGAGAAAAAAGTTTCAGTTGCGCCG